ACAGACAACCATAATAACGCTTGGTCTTAGGATCAAAGACAACGCCTTCGCTGACCATAACCTCGCTGTTTGGGCTGTTCTCGATCATGTTCTGGATCTTCTGAGAAGGCTTGAAGCCCTGCCACATACGCTCCAGCAACCGGACCTTTACCTCAAACTTGCGCCAGTGCGTCTCAACAGTGCCGTATGGCCCTTCCTCAAACGCGATGCCTTTCTGCGGGATGGTGCTGAAGCAGATAGGGTTGGTCTCGTCGTCTGTTTCCTCAATCTTCATGGTGGCAGTGCCTACCAATAGATCAAGTGCGGCCTCATAGAACTGCGTATGGAAGTTGGATCGGTTGATGTAGTCGAATACCAACTCGCATTGCTGATCTAAGTTAGCTCGGATGTCCTCTTCGGACACGTCGAACTGACCTGATTCAACTAAACGGATGATCTCTTCTGTTGGCTGGAAGCTGGCCCAGCGTGACCAGATCGGAGCAATGTTTTCTTGTAGCTTGCTCGCACCCTGTTGGATGGATGTGAGAGCCGTCGAGTCAAAGATCTTGTCCATCTTCTTCTGGCCCCGGTCCTCTGTGTTGAACAGATTACGCTGAGGCAAAAAATACTCATAAACATCCTGCAATTGGTCGTGCCACATTGACTGATTGCTGAATGCTTTGGCTTCTCGTTCCTTTAGGTCTTGGATCGAGCCAAGATGCGGGGGCAAGCTCATAACGATTACCTACTTTAGGTTGATATTCATGCCGCCATACGGGCCCATTGGCGAGCCACCAGCACGACGTGGACCAGCCGCTCCGCCGCCCATGCCTAACATGGTACGAGCCGGGGCCGCCCCAGCACGACCGCCAGCTGCTTCAGCACGACTACGAGGGACGCCACCCAACAGTGACTTAGCTCCTAGTTTGCCGCGAGCCATAGCCGCAAAGCGCTCTTCCTGCTCTCGGATCTCTTCATCCAATGCCGCCGCTTGACGACGCTCAACAGCGATTTGCTGTGCTGTGGGCTTAGGTGCTTTCGGTGATTTCATTTTATCCCATCCTCAGTGAATCACGGGTTGTCTTCTTCCCGTTACGTGTGAAGTTCTCGCCGTCGTATCCAATGACATCCTCGGGCTTGCGTTTGTTACCATCCCGCACACCCAGCTCGCCAAGAAGACTTTTACCTCTGCGCACTCGGTCGATCTTCCTAAACACTTTCCGGTGTGATTTGCCGATACCTCTTACACTTTGTCTGAGCTTACCCGACACTTTGTTTCTCCAAATACCGATACAGTTGATAAGGTGTCCATATGAACGGCTTATTAATTCCCAACACCTGCTTTGTATATCCAACACAAGTGTTCAACATAAATAGCCCACGCTTGGGCCTAGTAACTTTGGATTTTATCAGAATGTCGTTCTGGACTACATCCTTAATATTCTCGACAATCATCAGCTCTATGCCTTCCGTTGACTTGCCCAGTGCAAGCCATTCGCCATCATTCGGAATCACCACGTAACAATGCTTGATCTCCGGGTGTAGCATCCACGACCACCAGTGGCCCTCATCAATTGAGAACGCCACGTATGCGATATCAGAAGACATTAATCTTCATCTCTGCCCGGCGCACTTGCCTGCTTTGTGTATGCAGGTTGGTCAGCGCCTGTCTGCCTTCACCTTCTCCCTGCAATGCGTACTCCAATGCCTCGACCGGGTGACTGTATTCGTTCTTGTCTGGCTCATCTGTGTACTTCTCACCCGATAGCTGTAACCGTCGGTAACAGAAGCCGCCTTGTAACCCTTTGCGGATCATTTTCGCTTTCGGGCTGATTAGGAATCTAGGCTTGCCATCCATGCACAGCTCTTTCATGGGCATTTCTAGCGCGGCACGTCGTAGCGAAGGATCGTTCGACAGTGTTGGAGTGCAAGGTATCCCGGCAGCTCGCATGATCTTGAACGGTGTATCGGCATTCGCTTGGTTCTTGTTATCGCCCGATGGATCACCCCAGCCCCGAAACTTGCATTGCGGATAGTTCGCATCAATGTATCGCTTGAGGCTAGGCGCAAAGTCCACCGCCCCCGAGTCAGTCATGCAGAATTCATCGAAGCAAATCCAACGACCCAACGCATCACGCTGTAGGAAAGCGCAAGCGGGAGTGCGACCGAAATCGAAACCAAGTACAACAGGGGCATCAATACTAGGAGTATAAGCGTCCCCAAGGCAGTGTATAGAATCAGTGTAAAGAGGATGCACCGGCTTACCACTGGAGACAAAGCCATATTCATTAGCCAAGTTGACCTTGATCCAGTCGTCCGTTTTGCCTTGCAGTCCTCGTCGGTAGTAATCCTCGGGTAAGTTGTTGAGGTTCTCGGCTTTGGTGTTGAGATACCAACCATCTCCCTCCCGATAGACTCCACCGGGCTGGCGATGAAACTTCCAATCTTCTGGGCGATCTTCTTCAGCGAGTCGGTAATACCAGTGATCTTCGTCTGGGGCATTGGAGTCACCTATCATTCCGTAGTGAGTAGGGCGTACGCCTTCCTTCATCGACGGGTAACGACCACAACGCAAATCCAGCATGTCCACAACGCTCTTGGAATGCTCTTTGGCCTCGTTTAGCCACACCCATGTAGTCTGGATACCTCGTGCCTTCTTGACGTGATCAGGGCGATCAAAGGCTATGAAGATGACCTCGCTCCTGACTGTCGTGCCATCCTCTAACTTAAACTGGATCTTATGCGTTGGTGGCTCCTTGTTGCCTTGCTTGAACTCACCCAGCTCGCCATGGACTTCGAGCCAGTCTTTGATGGTGGTCGAGAATAGTTCGCTGTAGGTATTACGTGCGGCAATGATCCGACTGAGCCTTACACCGTAGTTGGGATGCGTCTCTCGTGTCACTGGCTTCTGTTCGCACATCAACTCTAAGAGCTTCAGGATAACTTGGACGGTCTTGCCGGAGCCTAGTGGCCCCATGATGAAAGAGTTACGCGCCCGACAATCGGCGAACTCTTCGAGAACTTTACCGGGTGGCTTGGTTACATACTCAATCTTCGCCATCGAATCGCTTACGCTGTACGGCTATGACTAAATCACCGCCATCTGGACCAGTGATCTCTTGTGATTTTAGGTCTGGAATGTACTTACTCATCATCTTGTAGGACAGATCGCCGCCAGCTTTTAGCCTTGCAATATCTGCTCCATCTAACTCTAGCTCTGGATCAAGCAATTTTTTAACGACATCAAGCACATGGGTATGATAGCCCTGTGCCTGTATTTGCTCTCTCATTGCCTCTTGGCGAGTAGCTCTATTTAGTTGCGCTCTTGTCTTTGGCACCGAAGATCCTATCCCAGTTATCAGAGTAAGCTTGTCTACTACTCTTGGTTGATTTACGTGGTAATGATCCTTTCCCGCCATTCAGCTCGGGGAAGTGTCTATCCCGCGTTTCCTTGTCTAGCTTACCACGATGATCAGCCATAAAACTCGCCTCGTACTATTTCCAATACGGTGCCCTCTGCCTCATCTAGTCTTACGATCTTCAGGTTGGATAGGATTGCTACGTCTGCCTTCCATGTCTTAGCCATCGTGTCTGCCGCCCGAACTGCCATGATGTAGTCAGTTAGATCATTCACAATCGACACCTCGGAAGTTTGGGTGACCGTTCTCACCATTGGAATCTATCCACATGGCGACGTTCTCACAGTAGAACTCGTACTGGCTAATCTCTTCTTCCATGTCGGCATTACCTACGATGCCCAACACAGTGATAAATAAGATTACCGCGCCGATTACTAAGCCCGGATTCTTGTTAAACATTTCTTGCTCGTACATGACCCATCCCTTTTTTGAGGGGCAAGAAGCCCCGTGACCTTTCCGGCCTGTTGTCACCCTTAACTCAATGAGTCGGGTAGTATTTCGCCATACCTAGCGCTCGTGCATTCTCTAGCTTACTGACAGCACAAAGATCGAGATACTCGGACTCCGTGAGTCCTTTCAAACGCCCGATGAGTACACATACCTTATCGAGGTTCTCAATGTGCTTCTCGCCGTTACGAGTGCAAAACATGGCTCGTTTCACTGTAGTACACATCCGGTAAGTGTAACATATTTTGTGGATTTGCAACCACCCCCTTTAAAAAAGATAACATTTTATGTTGTTTTTTATTTTTAGATATGTTTTCATGTGTTCATTGGCTGGAGACACAGCCACTAACCAAGGGAGATAGACATGGACACAGGTTATATTCTTAAGTGCGTAGATGGAGAGGCAGAAGGTCAGTGCTTGCCCATCCCTCAAGATCAAATGAAGTTGGTTTGTTCTTTCCTAAAAGCACAGCTTGCGTTTCAGATAGCAAGCGCAACCGACGCAATCACTTACGAGCAAGATCAGCCAGTGATGGTTGACTACTGGAACGCGCAAGATGCGTTGCTTCAGTCGAATTTTTTCCCAAGCAAGTGGTTTGCTCGCAGCTTTTGGATTTTAGTGGAGGTTTATTAATGTATTTAGATAGCTGGCACGTAACTGAAGTTTGGTACTGCGATCAAGAGGGCTGGGAAGGCTGGATGGTTACAGCCAAAGATCGGGATGGCGATTGTCTTGGCGAGTCTGAGCATTACCATCTCAAAGCCGACGCGGTAGACATGGCTCAAGCCTACTTTGATTCCGACCGATGCACATATCTAGTCATCGAGAAAAAGAACGGCGAGCACCAATACACAAGACAGGTCGCGTAAGCGGCCTTTTGCTTTAGAGGTAACAATGACAAGAGCAATCAACGACGACTACCTAATGACTCATCAAGAGATTGCCGATGAGTTAGGTATTACCCGGAGTAGGGTAGCTCAGTTAGAAAAGAGCGCCCTGACTAAGCTCCGGGATCGTTTCATTCTTCGGCAGTATTATCTGGACTATGTTAGTTCCAGCTCTGAATCTCGTAATCAGGATCAAGTTCCTTACGCCTGACTTCATCGCGGTAATGTGCCGCGATTTCCTTCCTTACTGCCTCAGTCGTCTTGTAAATCTCATTACTCGTTAGGCGCAACTTATCCATGCGCTCATCCCCGTACAGCTCTCTCAACCACTCGTGAAAAATTATTGGCTGTTCGGTCATATACCGATGGCAATAGTGGCACATGGAAACTGCGTTTGACATGGCCCATCGCAACCGCTTATTTCTGCGGCCAAACACGTGACAGCACTCAAGCCGTCCTTGCTTGTGGCAGTGTAGACACTCGCCGTCGCGTAGCCTTACAGCTTTGCTAAATGCCCTGTCCGCTGGCCCATTGTTGATTGTTGCCATCATCTTCCCTCGTGTATTGACGTTCCCGAAGTATGGCCTTCTCGCTGTTCCCGCAATCGCACGACCAGCCTTCCAGCTTGTGAGGGTATTCGCTCTTAAACTGGGGCACCATGATCTTGAAGCATTCAGTGCACTTCATCTGGGGTAAATACGATTTCATACTCCGGCGCTCCATCGTCTATCAATGCTGATACCCATATTTCTGCGAAGTCATCCAGACTTAAATCGACTGTGATCCCGTTAGCTGCCCAGCCTAGAATATAAACATCGCACTCTTTTGGATTCTTGCCACTGGTTGCACCGCCAATGTCTTGCGTCTTGATAAGCGCTTGACCGCCACCCGGTAACGGACAGCTAATAATCGGGATCATGCTTTAACCTCATCGATGCCGACCTTGAATCGACTGTGCTCGCCATAGTTCTTATCGAGTATAACGCAGGACATGGACCTTGCAGAGCCATAGCCCGAAGCTGAGTGGAAGCTGTCGGGTGGGCAGAGGACCCCAAAACTCTCCAGATGCAACCCGCCCAGCTCCGTCACAGTCCGGTGATGGATATGCCCGTGGTAAAGATATCGGTGAGTCGTTCGACCCCATTCCTCTGCGTAGTCTCTTGTAACAGCTTCATAAAGCGCCTGAGTCTTTACCCGGTCTCCGTGGTGCATAACCACAAGAGTTTTGCCCCACTCAAAATGTATCCACTTGGAAAAGTTGTCGAACACTTTCACCCGTGGTTCATTATGGAAGTACAAGCGCATCATTTCATTTAGCCAGAGGCTCGCATCGGGATCATGGTTACCCCTTACGTTGATCAACCAAACTTCCTTGTGCGTCTCCAGCATCCGGGTAATTAGGACTTTGAAGAGGTTGCCGACAATACGAATGACCCGGCCCAGCCTTCCATCGACATCGACCGGGGTTCCTTTGGCTGTCTTGTTGTCACCTGAGTTAGCGTGAAGGAAGTCACCCAAGTTAATCAGAGCGCCTACTTCCGAGTCACCTGCCGCAGAGACTAGCTTGTCGACCGCCCTGATCAGTACGTCTTGGGCAATGTTTGTATCCCAGTCATCGCCACCCGTCTCAGGGGACCAGCAGAGGGCGTTGAGGTGATGATCTCCTATGAGGTAGGCCGATAGCCTATCTTCATTCTTCGTTGATTCTGGAGCCTTTACGGGCTTGTAGAGGCCATCTATCTCTTCGAGGAATCCAGCCTTGAATGCCTCAAGTGAAGCCTCAAGCATTGCCTCTTTGTCTGCCATGGATTTAACCCACTGGCCGACCGGCTTGCCATCTTCATTGTAGTACGTAGAGACGCCTCGGACCTTGAAGACATCCGGGACAGTGCGAGTCATATCATGCTCGGGTGAATAGCCTTGGGCAGCGGCCCTAGATTTTATGGCTTGAAGAGAGTCTCTAACAGAAAATCGGGTAATGCCTATCTGTTGGCTGATCTTGGTGTAGCCCAAGCCCTGTTCGTGAAGCTCTACAATTTGTCGCTGTCTGTCGGTATTGCAATACTCAAGTAATGACATCATCTCCCCCCGGATAGATGTTAAGTGCGCCTCCCGAATGGCACGTTGATCGAGTATTTTTCGACTAGCAGCCTACTCAAGACCTCGTAAATTTCGTTGACCTCCACGGGATTAATCTTTCTGGTGGACTCAACGCCTGTTACAGCCTTTTGAATTGGACGCCACATATAATCCTTAATCAGGTACATAGTCGGATCAATGGGGACGCCTTCCTTGATAACGGTCTTCATGTCCATACCGTGCGCCGCCATGACACTGGCGACTTCTCGGCAATAAGCATGGATAGCATCGTTTTGCTTTCCGGTTCGGGTGAGAGGAATGATCTCGTAGATATTCCCCTTGTCTTGGTTAGCCCGGATATATTCGCAAAACTGATCGGCTTGGAATTTGTTGTTTACGAACCAGCGCTCGCTCATGCGGTTACCCTTTCGCCTTCAAAGGTAACGTACTGCCCATACTTCTCGAGACAGTATGCTCGAAACTTTTCCGACTTGAGATAATCATGGGTGCAATCGTCTAGGAAGCTCCAACTCTTCAAGCCGATTTTACCAGAAGTTGACTGCATTTTCTCGGCAAATGGGGACACACCCTTTTCCATGTCGGCGGCCCGCTTGAGCCATGAGGTAATGAACTGCTTAATTCCTCTTGGCGTTTTACGTTTCTTGGGGTTGGCATCGCACCACATAGCCATCGCATTTAGCTCGGCAAAGACATCGACAGTTGAATAAGCCTGTTGCAGTTGAATCAGGTATTCATCGTCTGGCTCGTAGTAAGTACCATCATTAAGAATGATCACAAGGAACCTCTACAAATTCGATTGCCGTAGGGCCATCTCTACCCATATCTTCACAAGCATCGCTATAAAGCTCGCCTAAATGAAGAATCCAATCTTTGAGAATGTCAGCCCTCCATAACGCGCCGTTTTCTTCCCAGCTATCACATATAAGAATGTCGCCTTCGCCAGCCCATTCGTCTAGCCTTAATCTTATTTCACTAGTTAATTTCATCCACACTTCCCTTTTAATGCCGGAGCAAGCTCCGACAAATCAGTTAATTAGTAATGACGAGCTATGATTACTGTATCGAATCTTGACATCTATCCGCTTGATCTGCTCTCGACCAGCGGGGCGCATCATAGAGAGGGTCAACTCTGTCTCCGACGTTCTTAGGTTCGTCGGCCTAACGCCCAGTAATCTCTGACAAATAGGAAGATGAGGGAATACACGGAATGGTTTTGTGTTGTATAATCCATACATCTTCTTGACTTGACCCCACGAAGATATCACGTAGTCCCTCCCTTGGACAAGTGACATGGCCCCAGTGATGGGGCCTTTTTTT